TCGGATTGCGGTATGGATCGGTTGACTGAGACGGTAGAGGGATTGGTTCGGAATTTCGGGGATTGATTTTAAAGGCCGCTGAGTGCCATCAAATCTAAGACCTAAGACGGAATCGAATTAACCTAGAAATCGCGTCAGCGGCCAACGTCGTGCGAATGAGGGGCTATTGAACGTGATATGGTTGGTTGGGATTGCGGTTCGCATGAAAAAGGCTCCCGAAGGAGCCTAATCAATCGTCGCAGCGTAGCCAATCATTTACGGCAACGCCTGCCTCTCGTTTACTTTCGTAAATTCCCATCAATTCGCGACTTATAATCTTTTCCGTGCCACTGTCTCGCGAAACAATGAAGACGGCGAAATTATCGCCGCCCTCCTCTAGGTCAAAGCTGACATCGATCATTTATTCGGCCATAGTTGATGCGCGAAGATTTCGACCAGCATTTTCAGGAAGCTTAATGAAAAATAGAGCTTCTTCGAAAGTAGCGAATTCTGCAATGATCCGGTCACGACAATTGCGAACCTTGTACATTTTCGTTTCTCCGTTTGGCCTGCGCCGTTTCTGTGATTACGAATATGCCCTAACCCAAACCCGCTGTCAAACGAAAAACGCACGAAAACTAATTTATTTTACCACTTGACAAACGCCTTCAAATAGCATATAATCACGTTCTAACTCGCCAAAGCCGCTCCTTCGTAAATCAGGCTTTCCTTGGTTTACCCTAGTTGAGCATCAAGGCCAAAGCGCGAGTCTCCTGCCTCCGCGTGAAGCGTATAGAGGCGGGCGCGACTAGGCGGGCCGTCCCTCTCCCGGTTCGTCTAGTCCCTTATTTGAGAGTGTAGCTTAGCGGTCTAAAGCGTCGGTCTCCAAAACCGTGATCCCTGGTTCGAATCCAGGCTCTTTCGCCAGTTTGAATAGCCTGAGATCAGTCTCAGCAAGAAGGCGTGAACGTCCACGCGGTCCGAGGCAGTCGCATCGCCCGATGACAATGCAGACCCGAAAGGGTGAGATGTATCGGAAAGCAGACGTGACGTGCGGAGAGAGTGCCGCAATAGTTTCCTGGGTGTAGCTCAGCTTGGTTAGAGTCCTTGGTTTGGAACCAAGATGTCGCTGGTTCGAGTCCAGCCACCTAGACCAATTAATAAATCATTCTGATTTAATTATTAGACGATATAAGCCAAGGAGGCCAAATGTCTGAGAATAATCCGGTTGGTCGGCCTTCGCTTTATCGCGATGAATACGGCGATACAATCATCGAATGGATGGATCAAGGCTTCAGCCTTACCGCCGCTGCATCGCGCCTAGATGTTAGCCGGGCAACGGTCTATAACTGGCTTGATGAATATCCAGAGTTCGCCGCCAAGGTCAAGATCGCCCAAGCCAAGCGCCAGTTCTTTCTAGAAAAGCGCCTTATCGACGCTAAAGAAGGACCGATCGTCACCTCTTCGATCTTCGCCCTCAAGAATGCCGCCCCCGCCGATTGGCTAGAGAAGACCCATACAGAGGTCACGGGCAAGGATGGCGGGCCTATCGAGTCCAAGCAGTCGCTCGACATCACCGGCCTTTCCGATTCGGTTCTGGAAGAACTGCTATCGAAGTTGGGGCAAAAGTAAAGGGCCTTTCGGCCCTTATTTCTTTTCTTTATATACTACATGCAGACGGTAAACAGGCTTTCGATAAGACCACCGTGAAAGCCATTCAACTTCCTGCTTAGTACCTCTTATCCCTAGCTTGTTTCCTTGGTAAACATTCACATAATATTGTCTCATAAAATCAGCCATTCATCCAAGGCGAATACAAACTTAGTGAATCTTGCATATTATCAATGATATATTCAAGCTCTTCTTCTGATAGTGTTTCTTGCACCTTACGATATGCCGCGCGAACCTCTTCCATAAATTGATCACGCGCGGCATAAGCCTTATCGATTTGCACTTCGGTCATCTCATCTCTCCGTTCTCAACACCCACAACATAGCCCGTGGTTTGGGGCTTGTCAACTCGGAATTTTACGATTTAGCCCTTGAAGCCATTCAAGAATTGGTATAACGTCATAGGCTTCGCGATTTATAGCTTCAGCGATCTTCTCACTGAATGTCTCAAAGATTGCTTCACAAGTAGACTTACGCACAATAACCCAACTCGCCGTTCTCATGCCATAAGCTCTGCAAGAAGCTCGTCATCGGACATTTCTACGTTGGAAGTCGCCTCAATAACAATACCCTTCTTCGCAAGAAACTCGATCTCGGCGGCGATTTCCTTCTCGATTTGAGCAATCCAAACCGTGCGCAATGCAATCTCATTGGCAGACTTAGCAGCAGCGAGATAACCATTCTCATGCGAAAGGCGGGTTTGAAGGGCGACGAGGTGTTCGGTCATTTGCTTGCTCCGTTTCGATGATTGATATTCGCACACGGCCAAAACCCTGTCAACAACTTTCTAGCATCCAACCCAAAATAATCAGAAGGCCCAAACCCCATGTCCATCGAGCGCGTCTTGTGTATCTGCATTCTCGTCATCCTGGTCGTTTGGCTGGCGACGAACGTTCTGTAGGCAAAGGAAAAGAGGGGCTTAGCGCCCCTTTAATCATTGTATTTCTTAATGATTGTGCAGTGTTCGCTTAGGTCTTCGACGCTAAAGCCAATATTAAATCCTCCGTCTTCAAATACAAGCTGAAAAATATATTCGTTTCCCCATTCCTTTGGATCAAAAGACAAAGTGTCGCCAAGCTGAATGGGCAAACCGTTGGCATCTAGTAAGCCAGTGAAAAGCCCTAGTTCATTCATGCTTTGCATATCATATCTCCTTTATTGATGACAAGCGGGATGTTCACCTTTAGCGATCCGTTCCATTACGTCCATATCGCTAAACTGGCACCAAATCTCTAACGGATGAAGGCCAATAACTTTTGCGGATAAAATGGCTGCGCTCGTATGGCTCAACCGCCACCCGCTATCGCGGCAAATTCGAATATAGATGTTCTGAATCTCTTCGCGCGTCATAATCACTCCTCATAATACTCAACTTCAATCCCGTTCAAGACCGCTTCGGCATCATCCACATACGAATGCGGTGCGCCTTCCTTATACAGCCGCTTGGCAGCGACTTCAAGAGCCTTTCGCAATCGATCCCGCTCCGCAGTCAGGGATTCGATTTCTTGCAAGACGTAAAGTAGATCGGATTCCAAGCTAGGCGATCCGCCCTCAGAAAAACGCTTGGCGTGGATGACTAAGATGTTTCTTGCTTCACTCATCAATTCTCTCCCGTCTTCGGCACAGCCACCATCTCACACTGATAAACGTTATGAGCCTTTTCGCAAGAGTCTAGGCGAGCATAATCCTTAGTCGCGTAAAGAAGTAGAACGGCTAAGCACCAACCCGTTGCAAACCCGAAGACGATCTTTCCCATTACCGCCCCTCCTCCACAACATACCCACGCTGAGCGAGAAACTGGAGTTCTTCTTTCCAGAACCGAAAAGGGAAAACGTAGGTTCCTCTATCGTTTGACTCAGGATTGAAAATTTTAACAGTAATCATATTCCCGCGTAGAGGATCAGACGTAATCATTTAGCGACTCCACAACATACCCACGCGCCACAAGGAACGCACTGGCTTCGTCTAGCATGTGGGCGGGAAGGCTGTAAACGCCCTGGAACTTGCGGCCGGGTTGGGTGAAGCGGAGGGTGATCATGCGAAGGACTCCATAGCGTTAAGGGCGTCTGCGATTTGTTCGGCGCTTTCTCGATCGAAGCATTCGCAGATAGGATGATAATGCTTGCCGTTCTCGTCTTCGTAATGCTCGCCAGCTATGATATCCGGTTTGGTTAGGTCTACCACGGTGAAGGCAAAGCAGCAATGGGCCGATTGGCTCCCGTTGTAAATTCCGTATCTGTCTGTCATCGTCTTTCTCCTATCGTTCCCTGTTACGTGTAGCTGAAGATGGGTTGGGTGTCAAGCCGAGATTGGCTTGTGAATCTGAAGATATCCAGGCAAAGCAGCCCATTCTTCTGGCTTAGCAAAACCTGGAGCCCATGTTTCGCTGCCAGCAGGATATGCAATCATGTAGACCCATCCACTTTGTGGATGTTTGAATCGGCAAAGAATTTGGTCGGATGCCATCTTGCCGATAGGCGCGGTCTCGATCGGATAAAACTTCATCTCTCTTCTCCTCTGTCCACAATCCATGTGTAGCGGGTTTGGGGTGGGTGGTCAATAGCGATTATTGCGGTGTTTCTTCGCGTAGATACGGCGGATCAAAAAGAACGTAAGGAAACATCTTGGCTAGCGAGCGTGAGTCCATTTCGCGGAGATGTGTACCGATTGCGTCGATTCCAACGATTAGAACGCCTTTGACGCGAAGCGCGCTGTTGCCGTCTGCATAATGTTTCGTTCTGAGCTTTAGGATAGTGAACGTCGCATCAGCGTTTCGCCTCCTGTTCTTTAGGGTCTGCCCAACGCGATAGTCCATTGCCGATCTCCATCATTTGTGATGACGAATATGCCCGACCCGATAACGATTGTCAACACATAAAATGTCAGTCCAACAAAAAAAGACGACGATTCCGCTGAGCGCGCTCCCGAGCGTCGATCAGATCGAAACCGAGCTTAGCCGCCGTTATTGCCAGCGCTCGTTTCGCGAGTTCGCTAAGCAGGCTTGGCATGTCATCGAACCGTCCACGTCCCTCAAATGGAATTGGGCGATGGACGCCATATGTGATCATCTCCAAGCCGTTCATGAAGGCCATATCAAGCGTCTCCTCATGAACGTGCCCCCTGGCACGTCTAAATCGACGCTAACGGGCGTTCTTTATCCGGCTTGGGTTTGGACACAAGACCCGTCCAAGCGCTTTCTGGGCACCGCTCACAAGGCTGAGCTTGCGCACCGCGACAATCTGAAGTGCCGTCGCATCATCCAGTCCGAATGGTATCAGAAGCGTTGGAAGGTCGAATTGACCGGAGATGCCAACCGCACGACGAAATTCGAGAACACGAAGACCGGCTTTCGCGAATCTATGGCTTTCACCGGCATGACCGGCTCCCGTGGCGACTGCGTGATTCTTGACGATCCGATTAGCGCGGGCAACTCGAATAGCGAGGCTGAGCTTTATAAGGCTGAAATCGAGTTCACGGAAACGCTGCCGACGCGCGTCAACAACGATGAATCAGCCATTATCGTCGTGATGCAGCGGCTTAATGAACGGGATACGTCTGGCCTCATCCTCAGCCGTGATCTCGGATACGAACACCTTATGCTGCCCATGCGCTTTGAACCTGAGCGTAAGTGCTACACGTCTATTGGCTTCGAAGACCCGCGCACGGAAGATGGAGAATTACTCTTCCCTGAGCGCTTTCCTGAATCACAAGTCGCAAACCTTGAGAAGACGATGGGATCATTCGGAGCGGCAGGCCAGTTGCAGCAACGGCCCATCCCCCGTGGTGGCGGCCTATTCCAGCGCTCTTGGTTCAATCCAATCCGCGAAGTGCCGCAGGGAACGCGCTTCTTCCGAGGTTGGGACTTGGCCGCGTCCACTAGCGCCACATCGGCTTATACCGCAGGCGTCAAACTTGGGCTCACGCCGGAAGGCCGCATCGTCATTGCCCACGCAATCCGCGACCGTATGACGGCTGGCAAGGTCATTGCGACGATTCGTGCAACGGCTATGGCTGATACTGAGAAGACGAAGCTATCAATCCCACAAGACCCTGGCCAAGCGGGCAAGGCTCAGAAGGAAGGCTTCGCGCAACAGCTTCGTGAGTTCAATGTGCATTTCTCACCTGAGTCTGGCGACAAGGTAACGCGCGCTGAACCATTCGCAGCACAAGCCGAAGCGGGCCTTGTGGATATTGTCATTGGCGAATGGACAGACGCTTACCTAGACGAGATTTCGACATTTCCCAACGGATCGTATCTCGATCAGGTAGACGCGACTTCCCGTGCCTACCATTTGTTGTTGCGGGAGACGGCTAGGCCGAAGGCAACGATTGGCTTTGGGCCAAAGCTCTTGGTCGGCTAATCTTCATCCTCCACCGTAACTTCCTCGCCCAAGAAATCATAAAGTTCAGCCGCTAGATCATCGGCGCTAAGCTTTTCTACATAGTTCCATACATAGTAAGCGGGATTGCCGCGCATGATCATGTGGTAAAGCTCTGTTTGTGCGTCAGCAAACTTCATTACTCCCTCCGAAGCTTCATGATTGCTTCCCAAGCTTTGTCAAGCGTCTTTTCGCCTTCAATGCTACAATCATCAAAATAACCGTAATCGTTCGCCTGTGCTTTTAAAGCGATGGCATCTTCGCAATCATCGACTTCAACGATAAGCGGCTTGTACGTCTGAGAATCGACATTCCAGACTCTAAGCTGACATTTGTAGGTCATTCTTCGTCCTTCAAATTGATGACGTTAGCAGACCAAAAGCCTGCGTTCCAAAAATAATGCTCATCCGTTCCATAACGGTACGGATTGAATCGAGAACTAAGGCCAGCGTTATAAGCCGTTTTACCTTCGCGATAGCAGCGTTTCTTTTGCCCCTCAGTCATACCCCGCCCTCCACATAAACCCGACACAGATAATCATAGTCATCATCCTCGCGAAACATCGCCAAGACATACCCTTCCTTCCAAGAGTCAAACTCAGGCGATCCTGTCATGTACGGACAGTGCATGATCGTGTGGCCAGCGTGAAAGGCGGCTTCGCCAGCGAGTTTGATGGCGGTGGATTGGATTGGTTTCATGCGATTTCTCCAATATGCTTAAGCCAACCCTTCATGAAGTTAGCCGTCACGCGATCTTCGTTCGCGGCTTCCTCGCCGTAGTTGGCTAGAAGGAAATCTTCGTCGTGATAATTGATATACCAGCGAAGCATGACGATGAGGTATTTAAGCTTTTCTTGGTCGGTCATCGATTAGCAACCTTGTTCATGATTTCCAAAACCTCAGATGGCGATTGGTAAGCTGCTAGATCGTCTTCCTCGCTAAGTTTAATCCAGTTACCCATCTCGTCCCAAGCTGCAACTTCCGCGGTTTGGCTGGCGGGCATTTCGTCGTGATAATCCCCGCGATAGCGATAGTTATCGCCGTAATCACCTTTCCCGAATTGAACGCTAACGGTGCATCCGTTCTCGAACGTGATGTGGAAACCCTTACGGTCGTTAATTTTGAACATCGTCAGTCTCCTCTAATCAATACCCTCAAATACCGCATCCCAAACCGCATGTCAAGCGTCCTTAATTGCATCGCGGGCTGTCTTTCCGAGATCGTCACCAAGTTTTGTTCCAAGGTTTCGATCACAATAAGACATGCGCTCATCATGACAGAAATCGTCCCATTCGGATTCATCTGCATAAAAAGCGAGCGATTCAAGCAGTTGCATATTCTTAGCTAGAAGCCGATCCACTTCGTTTTCTAGATATTCTCGGTAGTCGCGATCATTTAGAAAATTTCCGCGTGGATGCCGCATATGAAGTCTCCTTTGTAATTTTTGGTTTAGTAGCGCGTTTTACATCACATGTCAAGCGTCAATCGCACAGGCAAATAAAATACTTGACATTTGCAGTTGTCTAGTGTATAATTCGCGCTTTAGCACGCTCTTGAAAAGAGCGCCAGACATTCTTGCGCTCAAATTCCTAATGCGTGAAAGATAATCCATGGCAACTCTCAATCCTCTTTCTTGGTTCGGCCTAAGCGGCGCTGAGCGCAAAGCCGTATCTCCTCTGAAAGAGATGGGCAGAGCCAATATTCAAATGTACGGCGGCTTTCTCGTCAGCCCAGAACGAAATCCAAAACTTCAGGGCCAAGAGAAGTTTAAATCTTATAGCGAGTACGCAAGCAATATCGCCATTATTGGCGCAAGTTTGCGTTTTTATACCGGGCTTCTCACTAAGGCTAAGTGGACCGTTGAGTCTGTAGATGATTCACCAACCGCAAAAGACTACGCCGACTTCGTTTATCGCAATATGGAAGGACTCGAAACGTCTTGGGAACGCGTGGTTAGGCGCGCATCCGGCTTTAAATTCAGTGGCGTAAGTCTTTCCGAATGGACAGCTAAGCGTGATCCTGACGGCGCTATTACTTATCGTACTATCGAGACTCGCGCTCCAGCTTCCATTGTTCAATGGGACTTGGACGATAACGGCGACGTTCGCGGTTTCATCCAGCGGGACCCCAACACATCCCAAGAATTCTATCTTCCACGCGCTAAAGTCATCCTTCTAACCGACGACCTCTTGACGGATTCGCCCGAAGGCTTGGGCCTTATGCGGCACGTCGTTGAATCCGCTGAGCGCCTTCAAGCTTTCCAGGTCTTGGAAAACCGTGGCTATGAACGCGATCTTCGCGGCACGCCGATTGGTCGCGCTCCTTATAGCGCCCTTGCCGAATGGGCGGGGGATGACGAAGACCGGCAAGCCTTAGCTCGCAGCCATCTAGGAAATATCGAAAGCTTTGTCAAGCTTCAGTTGAAGGGTAGCGATACGGGCGCTGTTTTCGATAGCGCCACCTTCACTTCGCAATCCGATACCGGCCAGTCCGTTTCTTCCGTCCCCCAATGGGGTGTCGAGCTTCTTCAAGGCGGTGCTACTGGTCTTAGCGACATGGCGAAGGCGATTGAGCGCCTTAACATGGAAATCGCGCGCGTCTTCAATACTGAGGGATTGATCCTTGGGCAATCGGCGTCTTCGCAGGCACTGTCCAAGGACAAGACTGATAACCTTCATGCAAGCGTGGCAAGCACGCTATCTGATATGCGCAGCGCCTTCGATAAGGATTTTATTGGGCCTCTTTGGGAACTCAATGGATTTCCCGAAGACATGAAGCCTCGGTTTGAAATAGAGGACGTTGCCAAGCGCACTGCCGAAGATATCGCGGAAACACTTGCGAATCTCGCCCGCGCCGCTCTCCAACCTGACGACGAAGCCATTGACTATGTTCGAGGGCTCATGGGTGTGCCGAATGCGCCCGATGCTACTTCACTTGTAACTGAGGTTTAAGGACCAACAATGGCCTCCACTGATCGTTTCAATCGAATTGCCACGAACAATTCGCGATATAGCTATGCAACTGCATACAATGTGAACAATAAGACGCTGAGCGGACGTGCGCCGCGCGGCGCTCAGGTTCCGGTTTATGTCGATAACACGCTGAACGGAACGGCGACTGCTGATGAAAGCGGCAATTGGTCTCTTGTCCTTAACGGAACGATCAATCCGGGGCAAACGGTTAAGACCGGCAACACGACCGGCAACGGCGTTAATCAGCGTAACTTTACGATCCCTGCCGCGCCCGCCTTGGGCGCTCTTTCGCTTTCGGCCTATGCGCCTTTCGCGCGCGTCCATACGCCTATCGTTGGCGAGTATTTCGCCGCGCGTATTGCTGGTGGTAGCGGTGGCACTTTGACGCTTGGTGGGGCGGGTTCTGCCGGTCTCTCTATTTCTCAGAACTATATCATCTCGGGATATCCGACCGCAACCGGGCCTATCGACGTTATCGAGACGCTTGGCACGGCTTCCAATTCGCCGCGAACGACTTCGGCTATTGCGACAACGACTTCGGGCACTGTTACGCCTGTTGTTGGCCCTGCCTTGCTTTTGATTAATTGGGGCCAGTCACAATCGCAAGCCCTTGGAACCGCCCTTATTGCTAACGGCGGGCCAAACGCATCACAGGTTCTTCCAAACGGTTATACGTCTCCCAATTCAAAAATCAAGATTTGGGCAGGATCGGACTTCGAAACTTATCAGCCCTACGTTAATTCCGAACAAGGCGACAATCCTGGCAACACTTGGGGTTCTGAACATGCTGCCGCAACGGCATGGCTTGCGGATAATCCCACTGGCACTGTTTATATCGTTAAGTATGCCGTTGGTAGCACGGGCATGGCAATTGGCTCGTCTGGACGTGTCTGGTCGCCAAGTGCGGGAGCGGGACAGCTTTATTCTATCTTGACAGGCCGAGTTCAGGCGGCGCGCGCCAAACTTTCAAGCCTTGGCATTTCGTCTCCGACCACGGTTGTTATTCAGTCGCAGGGCGAACAGGACGCCAAGACGACGACAGACGCCGGAAATTACCAGACGAATCTTCAGGCATTCATTGCTCAGGCGCGCACGGACTGGAACGCTTCGCGTTGGATCATCGAGCGCTTGCACGTAGAAATGACTCTTTCCGGCTTCCCCGGATGGGCGACTGTTTACGCTGCGCAGAATGCCGTTGCGCAAGCAGACCAGAATATTGATATTGTTTCCACTGATTCTCTTGCCCTTTACGATGACCTTCACTTTACGGCGGCGGCTTGTCAGATTAAGGGTAGTCGTGTAGGCGCAATTCTTGGTAAGTGGTGGACTAAGGGCGCAAATGCTATTCTGACGAATGGCTTCGATGTTACAAACGATCGTGCATATCGCGCTACCTCCGCAGGGGACACGACGACGATTAAAGCCGCGCGCCTCGAAGAAGTCTTGAATTGCACGACGACTCGCACCACGCAAGGAACCTATTTTGATTATAAGGGAATTCTAAAGAACAATCTTGCGGCTAATACGCTTCGATTCTCCTACGATTTGAATGGCCAAAATCGCATTTTGATGCACGAAGCTCAGGCGCAGAACGCCGCCCTGTGGAGCCGCGATCTCACGAACGCTGTTTGGACGGCGAGCGGCATCACGGCGGCAAAGGATCAGGTCGGCCTCGATGGCGTTGCCAACTCTGCGAGCAGCCTTACCGTCACTTCGGCGGGCGGGACGATCACGCAGGCAATTACCGCGACCTCAGCGGTTCGTACGTCCACCAAATACTTCAAGCGCCTCGTGGGCACGGGGACATGGGAGTTCTCTCAAGACGGGGCAGCGTTCACGCCTCTGGTCTTTGTCGCTGGCTGGGCGCGGGTCGTCCTTCCGAGCCAGACGCTTGCCAATCCTACGCTCGTCATTCGAGGCGGCACGGTAGGCGACAAGATCGCTGTGGACGGTGTTCAGTGTGAAGTGGGCGCTTTCCCAACCTCCCTCATTCTCACCGCAGGCAGTGCCAGCACTCGACCGGCTGAGAAGGTGACGCCCGTTGTCCAGACGGACGCACAAGCGGCAACTGGTACGCTCATCTATCGAGGCAGAACGGCCCCTTCAACGGGAGCGCAGTTCATTGGCGGTGACAATGGTAATGCCGTCATGGGACGCAGCACGAATGTGGTTCGTTTGACGCAGAGCAACGGCACGCAAGTTCTTAATGTAGACACGACAGGAACGCCATATACGGCACCTTTCGGCGTAGGCAACTCGTATGACGCAACTGGCCGTAAACTCTGCATCAATGGTGTTCTTGGTAGTGATGCGAATGTTGAGGCGGCCCGCACAGGCGGAATTACGATTGGTGCGGGCTCTAGCACTAATGCCTTGTCTCAGACTGGCGGAGGGTGTGAATTTGTTGGTTGGGGCTCGATTGCGGCAACGGACGCACAACTTCAAGCGCTCGCCGTTCCGCACGTGGCTGTTTAATCATGCGTATCATTAATGGTGAAGCACGTTGGTATGATAATGATATAGAAACGGTGGGCGGCACAACCGCCCGCTTCGTTTTGCCTATGGGAAGAGAAGACACTTGTACGGATAAGCGCGTTGGAGATCGATTGGTTCGGCGCTTTCGCGTTCGATATTCAGATTGCTCAGCACAAGAAGCTAAACAATACGAATACGATCTTTCAAAAGCTCCAAGCCGCGCGATGATGCTGCGCGATGTGAAGCCAACGGATCGCCGCTTCCCAGGTCAAACAATAGAAACGTGCTATACGATCAATATTCAGCCGGGGCCGCGCACTACGGCAGATTGGCTCATTTTCGACCAGCACAATTCTCTTCCCCCGCCAAATTCAAGCGCTCCATATCGCTCACCTCCTATTGGATTGAACTTTAAGCTTCATCCAGACGGTATTGAATATCTGCATATCGAGGCACGAACAGATACAGTCAAACCGGATGAGCGTTGGAAAACAATTGAGGTCGCTGACCCGATCCCGTTCTCGCGTTCGCCACATCGCATCCTCCGTCGTCATCGGTTGGGAGCGGACGGGCTGCTCTCCGTCGAAGTCGATGGGGTCGTGATCGCCGACTACCAAGGCCCACTCGGCTACTCCGACCATGCCTTCGCCTGTTGGAGCGCGGGCATTTATCGTTCCCCTTGGTGTCTTGGAAAAGAGGAGATTACAATCCACTTTGAAGACTGGAGCGAAATTGTTATATAGACTGATAAGAAAAATTACTCACAAAGCATAAGGAAGGCGATAATGCCGACTTGGGAACGACTCATCTACGATCGAAACCTTAACTCCAACTCTGGAAATACGGGCAACCCGACCGCGCCGTTCCCCTCTACCCCGACCGATGCCAACCTGCAGATGACCGACAACACGGTTGGCACTGCATGGTCTCCGCTCCTTGCCGCCGACAGCAACCGCAAGGGCTTCCTGGTTCAGAACACTTCGCAGAATGAGCTTTCGGTTCGCGCCGTAGGTTCTAACGCCAATGGCACTCGCCTTCCTGGCTATGGCGATTCGTTCTCACCTGATTTCCAGCCTGTCGGGGCATACGAGATCAAGGCATCCGATGCATCGTCAACGTATGTTCTGGCGGTGTGGTAATGCTGAGTCTTCGTGCCAATTTTGACGCCCTCAAGAAACAATTCGATCAGCTAACGCAAACCGTTAGCGGAATCAAGATTCCCGACGTATCCGGTCTTGCGACAAAGCAGGATGTTGCGACGGTCGCCAACTCTATTCCGGTAATACCGCCCGCGCCCGATCTCTCAGGGCTAGCCACCAAAACAGCGCTTAGTGCTGTTGAAGCAAAAATCCCCGTCGTTCCCGATATCTCAGGGCTCGCCTCTAAGACTGCTCTTAGCACGGTTGAAGGTAAGATTCCTGCGGCAGCGACGACTTCACCGCCTAACACTGACCTTGTTCAGCAAGTTGGTACGTCAACGAAGTTCGCGCGCGAGGATCACACTCACAAAGCCCGCGTCAAGCGCGCAATGGTAACGATTGGTTCTGACGGAACGGCTAAGTGGGATTTTGCGGAGCCTTTCGCTTCTATTCCCATCGTAACCCACATGGTCCAAGAAACTTCGGGACAAAACCGCGTCAACGTTATCATTACCAGTATTTCAACAACGTCTGTCACGGTTTATGCTGATAGAATGCGCAATCTTCCGGTCATGCAACAGTTGAATAGCGGCCTTCTTGGAACACTATCTGCTGTTATCGGTGGCGTCAACGGACTGGTTACAGCACTTAGCGGCTATAATCTTCTTGGCGGTCCAGGTTCGGCAAATGGCGTCAAAGTACACCTTTATGCAGCAGAACCAATTGCATAATAAAATAACGCTTGACAATTAACTGAAACTGTTGTATAATTCGCATCGTGCTTGAGGTATGAAATGGCCAACGTCGCAATCGGCTCCAATACATATTTTGTTTATGCGACTGTGGACGAAGCCGACGCATACCTCTTGCCTTCCAGCTACAACGCAGCGTGGAGTGCCCTTTCGACCGACGAAAAGAGTGGTCATCTGGTAGAATCCGCACGTATCATTGACCGCCAGAAATGGAAAGCTGGTTACGATACGCAAGAGAAGCGTGAAGCAGTGGAAGGAATCGTGAATGGTTCAATTGTCATCGCCGCTATGTTGGCTTCTGGTGAAACAGAGTTTGTGGCGAACGCGACTACAGCTTCCACGACCAAACGACTGAAGGCGGGTTCCGCCGAAATTGAGAATTTCCGAGACTTCAGCGCAGCATCTCAGAACCGTTTTCCGGTCATGCTGATGGAGTTGTTCGGACAATATCTAGGCTCCAACGGCGGCGGTTCGGCTACCGTTGGAGGTTCTTTCGTATCAGGGGTTAATGGTTGTTCTCAGACCGATCAGGCGTGGGGGTATTCTGGAGGAATTTAATAAGATTTTCAATTTCATCATTGACTAGCGTTACATCCTCATCATTGACTGCCGTTGTGATTCTGAAGATTGCATCGCCATCTTCATCGATTTCGTAATCAAAACGATCACCATCTTCATTCGTAAAATAGCGGCCCGAAACTGCCATGTCATTCTTCTCCATCATCGCAAAAGCGCGAGAAGATGACATACAGCGAATCCGCGAATTTGTCAAGCGGACAGAGGTAAATTTCCTCAAGGCGTTTTTCGCCTACCTCGAAAAAGCCGCCTCCGACGAAATGCTAGAGCATATCGTTACGCTGATCGAGGCGAGCCGCCAAGGCGAAATTCCAGTCTATCTGGACCAGTTCGCCAAGTCCTTCGAAGGGACGATCTTTGACGCGGTAGTCGCCGCAGCCCGCCTTGAAACCGAAATCCTCTCTTCGGACGTTGCCGCCGCAGTTCGCGCGGCCTTTCCCGATAGCGGCCCGGTTGTCGGCATCAGCTTCAACCCTGGCAATCCTCGCGCCGCCTCGCTTGTAGAACAACAGGGCTCCCGCCTCGTTCGCGAGATTGGCGAATCCACTAGAGCCGTCGTTACGGACGCCTTGATCGAAGGCCAGAATAACGGATACGGAGCGCGCAAGACCGCGCAGACGATCAAAGAAAACATCGGACTGACTGAGCGCCAGCTAAACGCCGTCAAGAACTATCGCAGGCTTCTTGAAGAAGGTTCGCCTGAAGCTTTGAATCGCGAGCTACGCGACAAGCGATTTGACAAGACCGTCGCGAACGCCAAAAAGAAGCCGCTGAGCGCCGATCAAATCGACAAGATGGTGACGCGCTACAAGGAAAAGTTCGTCCAATACCGCGCTCAGGTGATCGCACGAACCGAAGCCGCTGAAGCCGTTTCGAATGGCCGCACGGAAGCACTCAGGCAACAGCTAGAAGCGACAGGGCTTGGAGATAACGCAGTCGAGCGGACTTGGAGTGCTACGAAAGACAAGCGCACCCGCAAGACGCATACTCATGGCGGACTAGACGGAAAGAAGGTTCGCGGCGTCGATACGCCCTTCGTCTCGCCTCTGACGGGCGCAAAGCTAAAGGCCCCCGGTGATAGATCGCTAGGAGCCCCAGCTTCAGAAGTCGTTCAGTGTCGGTGTACTGTTATGCACCGTATCATTCTTGACGCGGACTAGTCGCAAAAATAAGAAAATCGAGAATTTCTTCAGCCGCTTCTTTTGTGAAAGCCATTTCTTCTGTTCCGCTACCAGTGATGAAAAGAACATTGCCGTTTTTGTCCGGCATGGTTACTTGAAGTCCAAGCCTCAAGTCTTCATCGATTCGGCTATAAAGAATCCTAGCCATTTGTATCTCCTAAGGCCCTATGCCCGACTCCAACATACACCGCGCGTCGAAGGAGTCAAGCCCCTTTGAAAAATTTAGGGACTATAGCCCCGGCGAGTGCGTGTTTCTGAAATCTATGATCGTCCGATTGACTGAGACCAACGACGCAACGGCCGAATACATTTTGCAAGAAATCATCAATCGCCTCTATCGGTCAGCAGACCAACGGTTGCGCGATATGGGAATTGAACGATGAGCGAACAAGTCGTCACAGCATCCAAGATCGCGAAGGTTGACGATTCGCTTGGCCTCGCTTTCGGTTGGGCTATTGTCTGTAAGGAAAATGGCGAAGACCATTACGACACGCAGGGCGACCATATTCCTGAAGACGTGATGCTCAAGGCCGCTTCCGATTTCATGGGTTCTGAGCGCATCGGCGCTGATATGCACGTCTGGGATGCAGACGGCAACCCTGTCAAGACCGGCTCTGTCGTTTTTGCTTGGCCGATGACGACTGATATTGCCAAAGCAATGGGCGTTGAAGGCACCACAACCGG